TGCCCGCCGCCACTGGCACTAGCACTGGTATTGGATTTAGCACCGCCGCCACCACCGCCGCCGCCCACAATCAGAAGTTCCACAGAGGTAATGCCCTCGGGGCAGGTCCAGGTGGTGGTTCCGGGTGTGGAGAAAATGGGGGTGTTGCCCATCACGCGGTTGGCGATCACAGCCGCCTTGTAACCGCCGATGCTGACGTTGCCGCCGAACTCCGCGATTACCGTGTCAGTGGTCCCATCGGCGTATTTGCTGGACTGTGCCGTGGAGTAGATGGCCCAACCCACGGGGGTTCCTGAGTTGTTGCCGGGGACCGCAGACCCGTTCACGGAGAAGCCCGCGCCTCCGCTGGAAAATACAGAACTGGAGATGACGTTCTGCACCAGGGCGACATAGGCCGAGAGCGCCCCGGCGCTGATACTGCCAGCCGCCACGGCACCGATGGTTTGATAGCCCTTCTGCCCGTTGATCCAGCTTGATCCATTGGACTGATACATGGAGCCATCGGGATCATAGGTGGTGTCGTTGATGACGAAGCACCAGCTATTCGTGGGCACAGCATTGGCCGCTGGTTTGGTAGCAATCGTGCAGACTACGGGGATCTTGGTCATCCCCGTGACCGCCACCAGGGAGTTCATGCTGGTGATCATGTTGCTGGTGCTGTAAAGCGTTGACCACGATCCCCAAGTCCCGCCCACCTTATTCCGGTAGTAGAGGGAGGCGTTGGCATTGACCATGCCATTAGCAAGCTGGAAAACGTAGCCAGAGTCGGCCGTGGGCCAAGTCATAACGCTGTGCCAACTTCCGGCAAGTGCAGGCACCGCATGGGTCGGAGCGTAGGTGTCGAAAATCTGGAAGTTGCCGGGGGAGTCCAGATCGTAGCCGGTGTAGCGGGCAGACGCAGATTGGATCTGGCCCGAAAATACGCCCGTGGTAGCCGTGAGCGCACCCATGGAGACGGGATTGCCCTGGAAGTTAAAGGCTCCAGCCGCCGCAATAGACAGCCTAAGCGTGTTGTTCGTCGCAAAGTTCATCGCGGCGTTATCACAGTTGAAAATGTTTACGCTTTTATCTGAATACTGCTCTAGCAGGAACCCGGTTCCACCACCTCCTTTGATCCATAGATAAGCATCGCTCGCTAGGATCGTCCCCGTGGTCGCCGTGAGCGCACCCATGGAGACGGCACCCGTGAAGGTGGCCGAAGCATCCCCGCGAATTCGGAACACCTCTCCCGATCCGCCATAACCGCCATTATAAAGATTCTTGATGATGAAACACCCGCGAGTCCCATCAAATGTGACTCCGCAAGCCCCAACGGACCCGGTTCCATCGGTGAAATTAATCAGTGCGGCATAGTTCGCGTAACCTCCCCAGGAACCCGAGTTCACGATATTGAAGGCATTCCAGTCGTTCGCCGCATTGTTGCGAGACAGGGTGGCACCACTCGCCGTGAGCGCACCCATGGAGACGGCACCAGCCGAACTATTTGCCTGGTTCCTGAACACATGATTGTCGGAGCAAAAATACAGGTTTTGACTGGCGGAGGCGTTCTGCACATACCCGGTTGATCGGTCAATCGTGATGCCAGAACCGCCGACAGTAGAACTTCCGACCCCGGCAACAGTGACGACCACGGGTTGGCTATATGCACCACTCGTAGCCGTGAGCGCACCCATGGTGACGGAGGACGAGAACGTGGCGGCACCAGCATCCGTGATGGCCAGCAGGGAAGCCGTGTCGGCAGCATTGCGGAGATAGATGCCCCCGCCAGATCCGCTGGAATAAAGGTAGGTCAAACTGGAGGCGTCGGACCATAGCACATTCTTCGTGCCCCACTTCGCCGCCCCAGTCCACCCACCCGCAGGGGAAGCCTGAGCCGATGCGCCGGAGATGCTGCCCCAGTTCGCCGTGGTCCCGCCCGCCGCACCCGTGGCCACCGCGATCTTGTTAATCAGCGCCGTGCGAGCCGTGGCGATGGTCGCCCACCAGCCCGCCAGGGAAAGCATGATGTTGGTGACTGGACCGAACACGCTGGAGGGCCAGGAGCCAGACGCCCAGCCCGCAGGAGCGCCCGCGCTGATCAGGTTGGTGGAGAGCGCCGCGACTGCGTTGTCGTAGGTGGTCTTTTCCGTGGTGATGGACAGCGCCGTGGCCTGAGAGTCAAGCTGACTCTTGACGTTGGCCTCGTTGTTCCAGTCCCGCAGAACGGTGATCTGGTCGATGACCGCCAGGTAGTCCACGGAGTTGATGTTGCCCACGAACGGGGGCTGGAGCGTGGAGGCTGTGACGGTAGCCGAGGCGCTGACGTAGGGGGAGAGCCCACCGGCCCGCCAGTCCCCGCACACCTGGACCCGGTAGGAACCGGGCTGGATGTCGTCCAGGAGCGCAGAAGCACCCGTTACAACCATGTCCGTCCACGGGCCGTAGTCCCGCGATGCCTGCGCGATGTAGCCCGCAGCCTTGTCCAGCGTCCAGGCCGCCGTGAGAGTCTGCACGTGGCGGTCGTTCAGCACCCGGACACTGTTGGAGATGGTCAACCCCACCGGAGCCGGGGAGGTGTTCGCTACGGGGGTGCGGGCCACCACATCGCCAGTGGACAGGCCTAGCGCCGTGTATTTGCTGGGATCGTGCAGCAGGGCCGTGATGCTGTATTTGAGCCCGTCCCCCTTGGTCACGCTGACCACTCTCCACAGGCTAGCCGTAGTGCCCGCCTGGAGCAGCCAGCCAGCCCCCGCGACAGGTAGCGAGGTAAACACGCCCGAGACAGTCAGGGTGGAGTAGGTTCCCGCCGTGGTGGTCACGGTCTTGGACTCCATGCCGCCCGTAGCGGTCTGCACCCGCAGGGTGTATGTTCCCGCGCCCAGGGTCACAGGAGCGTCCAGGGTCACTGTGGCGTTCGTGGTGTTGGTAGCGGAGATGATGCGCCCACCCGCCCGCGAGTTGCCCGCACGGAACTGGTCAGCCACCTGGATCACATCCCCAGGGTGGACCGTGGAACCTTCCAGGCCGGAACTGAACGAGCAGGTTTCCGAGGCCATGAGTTCCGTGAGGATCGCCCACTTCGCCAGCCGCATAGCCTGGGACTGGGAGGTGCAACCGATGGCCTGAAGGTCTAGGACGTTGTAGCCGTAGCGGGCCACGCCCACTTCATCCTCATAGACCGCAGTATCCGAGTCGTAGCCGAGTTCCAGGTTGTTGAACTTGCAGATGGCCGCAGTATGCCGAGCCTGCCGCGCCGTGCCCTCATAGTTGAACTTGCCGCCTTCCACGTTGGAATTTGTGAACAGGGCCACCGGAGACTGGTCCGCGTCAGCGACAGGCGTAACCAGACCAGAGGCATAATAGACCACGCCCCAGAAGATCGCGCAGAGCTGCGACAGGGCCGTGATGGCGTTCTGTTGTGCTTGGATGTAGAGATTCGCCACCATCCGGGGCTCAAGACCGCCCTTGCCATCCGACACGCCCGCATACGTCCCACCAACGATGGCATCACACCACTGACCAATGGAATACAGCGTCCACTTATCCAGGCCAGAAGTCTGAAGGAAGGTGCCAGCGCCATACCTGGTCTTAGATGCTGCGTCATAGAACACCCAAGCTGGATTGGATGACCACGCCTCAACAAACGTCCCATCCCACACGCCTCCACTGGTTCCCGTGCCAGTAGTTCGATAGACAGCGCCCGTCCAAACGCCAGTGTTGAAATTATACGAGGCCGGGGTGTAGTTAGCAGGGACCATGATCCGAGTCATGTTCATCAAGCATGTGACCTGGGGGATGTTCTGGAACTGCTTTGCATTCACCCGCACAGACAGAACCGCGCTGTTGGGGTAGCGCAAGGACGCATCCACGATCTCCGTGTAGGCATCCCACCAAGTCTGTGAGGCGTGATAGCCATCGGGATCATCAGCGGACACGCGAGTAACCCGGATCTGCCAAGTGCCGGTTGCAGGAAGGTCGATGCGATAGGACTTCGTGTATTTGCTTGTGAATGGACCGCCAGTGATGAGCCCGGTATTCTCCAGAGGCTCAGTGAACCAAGCCGCCCCATTAAAGAGGGCATTCTGCTTCTCAATCTTGATGGTTACTGAGTTCCCGCTGATCTTGCCCGTGCTGGAATCCACTACCTCAAGCGTGGGAATGCTGATTCGCACCCGCACCGCAGAGGGTGCCGAAGTGATGGAGCGTGTGACAGGGGAAGCCTGAACTACCTGGACATTGACGGACGTTTCAGATTCCGTGTCAGTGATGCCCTTTATGGCTGGCTGGGTATTGGTCCCAGCAACTAAGGCCAGGGCCACGCCCTTGAAGTTGAATGTTCCATCCGAATTCTGGATAGGAGTTCCATCCAGATAGACGGATCGCAGGTAGTCAGTGCCGAGCCCGTTGTAACTTACAAGCCCCTGCATTCTGCCTTCGCCTAGCAGAACCTGGACTGTCCCAGTTTCAGGGGTTGAGGCATCAGCATAGTTGGTCCCACCGCCTCCTGAACCTACGCCGCCTCCAGCCTGCCCAGTTCCATCCGTCCAACTAGGGCCACCGCCCGGATCAATCACATGAATGGGCATGGGTTACTCCGCGATGGCCCAAACCCAAGGGGAAGTGTTTCCATCCCCCCCCACGGTTCCAGCGTTGTCAGGGGCAAGGCTTCCGAAGCCTTTGTCTTGCCATGTCTGCGTGTCGATACCTGCGCTGATTAGCTGGCCACCGATTCGCTGTGTTCCATATCCCAAGGGCACACATCCGCCCTGGCCAACGGTCAAGGTGGGAGAACCAAAGGACCATGAATCCATGGGATTGTTTGAATTGTTCGCCCCGGATGATGCAGGGGTTGAGGCTAGGAGTTGGGCCACGCCGCCAAGGACCATGGACATGCCCACACCAATAGCCGCCTGCCCAAGCCAGTTACCCGCAGATGCAGCAAGGAAGCTAGTTCCAGTCCCACCTGTGAAGTAAGTAACGGCAATCAGAGCAGCACCTAATAGGATACCCTCAAAGGCATTTTTAGCACCCGCTACCACTGGAACAAACTTGATGACCTCGGACGAACCGCAGGGCACAGACAGCCCGTTTTCATCCTGGGGAGTCTCGCCCACGATCACCTGAAACGGCGCATCGAGTCGGGCTTGAAGATATCCACGGAAATCAGGGAGCATAGCAACCAGCGCCCGCAGAGCCTCAGCAGGCGTAGAAACCTCAAGGCTAAACTCCCGCCCGAACTGCTGCCCCATGTCCCCGTAAAGCTGAATCGTTTTCATGGTTTCCGCCTCACCTTTCGCACAACAGCCCGAACCAATGGACCCAATTCTTCCTCGCGAGAGAGACGCCCAGGCAAGTGGTGGACGATCTTGCCCCCGCCCATGTAAACCGCGCAGTGATTAGGAACCCCATTCCCACGAATGCTCATCAAGAGGGCATCTCCGGGAGTCGGATCGCCTTCAAATTCCTCAAAGCCCGCGAACTTCAGGCCCGTTGTAAATAAGTCCGTCGATTCCCAAAAGCCTGGGAACCTCTGAAAGTCAGGCAGGCCACGGTAAATATCCCGCGCCAGTGTGTAGCAATCTTGAATCCCCCAGGCGAAGGGATGACCCACCACAGACCAGCCAGCCGGGGTGATGCGCTGCCACACGCCTTCGTCCGTAAAGATCCACCAGGGCAAGCCGCTACGGTCACAGCCCCTCACATCCAGATCGCTGGGCTGTGTAGTTCCCCCAGGATGGCTGTGGACGATCCCCAGCACGGTTCCGGCATCTTCAGCCGCTACCCAATCCTCGGGATGGATCTGGAAGTGTTCCGTGCCTTCGCTGATGTTCCTACAAGGCCGATAGGTGGAATTGTTCAGCCCATCCCATACGAGAACACCACAAGCCTCGCGTGGGGCCTCTTGCGCTATGTGGACCGTGATAGCGTCGAACAGTTCAGGCGTCATCGGAGCCTAGCCGTTCCTGGGAAGGCCCCAAACGGAAGGTCAGCAGTGGCCCCCCACTTCGTCTTGCAATCGGCCAGCCGCTTGCCGCAGGCCCCGCCCACGGAATAGATGCACACGCTGGAGTCGTTCCAGCCGCACACGTTGGCCGTGACCCGGCGCTTCGGGATCTTGGCGTTCTGAGCATCCAGAGGGGCACACAACTCAAACTCGATCATGTCTGAGGTTTCACTTACCTTCTGCTCAATGAACCAAGGCTCATCAGGCCAGCAGGCCGTGGGATCAGCATTGGCATTGACGGCAGGGCTGAAGTTAGCCGCATCAATGTATTTGGCCAGGGTACGCTTGTAGGTCACGGTTGCGCCCACAAGGTCATTCAGAGTCTTGGTGAGCCCGCCCACCACACCATCCAGAGCCGCCACCTTGAGATGTGGCCGTGGAAGGGTTCCCTTGCTGCTCCACTGGAACCCGTCAGCGATGATCGGGAATGGCGCGTAGGTCTGACCCTGCCAGATCAGGCTAGTCCCAAGGCCGTTGGTGCCAGGGTGGAAGCGATACACTGAACCACCTAGAGCCGTAGCATCTAGGACAAACATTTCCAGCACCGCACTAGGGCTGAGATTCTGGATCTCCGAAAGCGGTAAGGTCACATCGGCACCTGTTCAAAGGTTGCCGTGATGTCAGAGACTCCATAACCAGCATCAGCACAGCCCCAGGACTTGCAGACGTAGATCCGCTGCACGTTATCAGTGGGCGCGATGTGGGTGTAGTAGAAGCTCAGAACCCCGCCCTGCGTCTCCAGGAAGCTCAGGATGGCCGTGGCCTCAGCCGTGGCCCGCTTCCCGAAGGTCAGTGTGTATTTCCGAAGGTCAGCGTTCAGCCCATCCTGCGCCCGCTGCTGGTAGCCCTCACCGAACTGGGCCACACGCAGCCGAGGCTGGCGGTCCATCTTGCCGCCGAAGTCGGGTGTCCAGGTGAATGTGGCGGTCATCGTGCCCCCGGTGCGAGAATCCCGCCGCTGCGCTGGTTCTTGATCAGGACCGCGTTCACCGCTGCCTCTAACTGCTTCGCCAGGTCGGTGCCGCCAGTGGTGGCCTTGGATGCTGACTCAGCCGCGCCTGGGTTCACGTTCACCACGATGGAGGAGGAAAGCGGGGCTGACCCACTCGGGGCGGCAGATGTGGGATAGGGCACGTAGGAATCACCGCCCATCTGGCCGGACATATCAGACCCACTCGGGAGCCCCATACCCTGCACCATGAAGGCAAAGCTGTCGAACAGCGGGCCCATCACGGTTTTCTTCAGGATGTAACGCTCCATATCCGTGATCATGCTGGTGATCATGTCCCGCCAGCCGTTCTTGGTGCCATTGAAGAAGTCCGTGAGGGCGCCACTGGCGCGGTCACTGAACCCTTCGATCTGCATGGCCATACCGGCCCACAGGTCACCGTTCCGTTCCCGCAGTTTCAGGCCTTCCTGGTAGAACTTGCTCATGTCATCGTGGATCGCGCCAAAGCTCTGCTTGACCGTCTTGGGGTCCAGGCTCTGGTTGTTCACCTTGCCGGGGGTCAGTTCGAGTAGGTCCGCACCATCGGCCTTGTTCTGCATGACGCCCCGCGTGGTAGCGTCCAGGCCCAGCCGCTTCATCTCGATATTTAGCAGCTCATATTCACTCAGCGTGGCTTTGTCATATGCGGTCTGCTGTTTCTTGAAGAAGGCGTCCCGCAGGGCTTCCATCCGCGCCCACTCGGCGGCAGCTTCCTTTTGGTTGTCTAGCTGCTTACCGAGTTTGGCCAGTTTGGCATCTTCCTCTTTTAGGCCTTCGGCACCATTGTTAGCATCTGCAAGCCGCACCTGAGCTTGTTGGATGCGGACCTGGAGCACTTGGCGCTCAGCAGACAGGTTCTGGAGCGTCACATCATCAGGGCCAGCGGCGATCAAACCATTGATTTCACCGATGCGGGCGTTCCCGTTGGTGATCGTCTCCTGGGCGTGGTAAGCCGTATTTCCATAGTCAAACAAGGCACGCTGCGTGGCTTTTGGCTGAACCCGCTTCCCATTGTATTCGTCGATCTTATCAATGGCCTTCTGGATATCGTCGGTCACACCTTCCCAGGCGGCCTTCTCATTGTCTAGGCGGGTCTTCTCGGCCTTGCCCATCTCCTCGACAATGCCTTTGATGCTGCCCACAATGCCCGAAATGAGCACGAAGTGAATGCCCATTCGGAGCGCCATGGTCTCCACCCGCTTCTCTACCCGTTCTGCGATGTCACCCACCGCGCCCAGCGAGTCCTTGGCCGTGGTGCCCAGTTTCTCAGTAGCCTGCTCAGCGTCCTGCGCGGACAGGCCCAAGGCCTCCAGCGTGGACTTCGCATTGGCCACCTGGCTGGAATCGACCTTGATGACGAGGGTAGCCAGATCAGCCATTAGGACTCCCTCGTATTCATCACGTTCAGATATTCACGGTCCAGCGCCTTGATGGTCTGGACTTCCCAGGGCGCCAGATCCACGCCGCGCAGCCGGGACCAAGCTTCGATCTCAGAGAATGCCAGGGGAATATAACCGAACCCGTTAGTGCCCCGCCCGCTGCTCAGCTCGTAGAACCAGCGCAGCAGCATGGCGCCCTGATAAGGGATTTCCGCCGCATCCAGGCCCGAGGGGCGGGAGCCGGTGGACTTCTCGATCTGCTGGAGGTGCGCCCGCATGGACACGCCGTCCTTGCCGGGGCGGTCCAGCTTGAACATCTCCCCAGCAGCAGCCACCAGCGCCTCCCTCAGACCGAAAAAAAACGCGCAGAATCCGACAGGGCGCGGGACACCTGGCCCCGGAAGGTCGCATAATCCGCGTTTTCGTAGATCATGCGGACGTTCTCGGGTGTGCATTCCAGCGCCTGGCCGTCCAGCTCCACGTTGGCCCAGGACAGGGTGCGGGCCACCAGTTCGTCCATCACCTCGTCCGAGGCCTTGGCGTAGGGCAGATGGGTGCCCAGGGTATTCGACTCATATCGGCTTTCAGCCTGGGCCCGGTCCAGTGCCACAGTGGCAGGGTGTGAAGGCCCGGCCACTGTGATCACGATGTCCGTGGGCTGCTGGTCCAGCCCCTTGATGACCACCTCGATGGTCTGTTTGGGAACGAAGGCGCGAATGTCCATTTAGTTGCTCTTTTGCATCATGAGGTTGGTGCCGCTGATCGGGTCCAGCGTGGCGAAGAAGGGCAGGCTGATGACCACAGGGCCATCCTTGGGAGGCGTGATCGTGCCGCCCGTGTATTTGGCGGCAGGCACCTGGATACGCAGGAAGTCCGTGCCGTTGGCATCGTTCAGCCGGACCTCGATCATGGTCACGGTCTCATTCAGGAACTTGTTGAACAGGGCGGCATCCTGGAAGAACGCCGTGACCGTGCCAGTCACTTCAGACTGGCCCTCAAATACAGCCGGGGTGGTGTTGGAACCAACCACACCCTGCACGCCTCGGTTGTTGGTCAGCTTCAGGTCGATGCCCGTCACGTAGGCCAGCAGGCCCGCTGCGCTGATCGTGCCTTCAAACAGGGCACCGTTGAAGGCGTCCATGGGCGCATTCGTGGGAGCCGGGGTCACGCTGGAGGCGATGGTGGTTCCGCTGGGCGTAGTCAGATCCTTACCCAGGAACCCAAAGGAACCCGTGACGATGGCACCCGGCTTGATGCTCAGGTCCATGGTGTTGATGACCAACCCGCGATAGGGGAAGTATTGGTTGATGTCGGTATAGGCTTCCTCAATCGTGAAGCTGGCGATGGTCGCCGTGCCGCACTGGAGCCTCTTACCGACCATGGCCACGGTCTTGCTAGCCGCCGCGGTCTCAGTGGTGAACGCCACGGCCACACCCGTGGTGGGAGCACACAGCGTCATGTTGGTGGCAGTCAAGGCGCTGATCTTCCAGGTGCCGTTGGTCGGCCCCTGCGTGAATCCAGTGAGGGTCACGATGTCGCCCACCTTGAACCCGTCCGTGATGAACGAACCCGCGCCGCGCACTACATCGGTGGCCGTGGTGCTGAACGTGCTGGAGCCCGTAGTGACCGCCGTCCAGGTGCCGGATAGGGCCGCCTGGAAGAAGTCATCATAGGTGCCAATCGAAACCTCGAAGGGCATCGAGCCAACCACCTTCCTCATACCGTGCCGGAAGTTGGACACCTGGCGATCCGACCGGACTTCGTTGGATCGGTAGCCTTCTTTCTGAAGGTCCAGGCCGGGCCCGGCGAGGAACCGCAGCGCCTTCATGACGGGCGTGGTGGGTGTCACCCCATAGGTGACTTCCGCGATGTAGCGGAGGCCATAAAGTGCGCCTGATGCGATAGCCATAGGGCCTCCTTAGTTGTCGGCGTATGCGAAGAATTGGATGGAAACAGGGACTTGGAACCAATCGCCGTCCTCAATGGACGTATTTCTGGAAATGGAAATAACCCTTAGGACCGTGTTGCCCGTGGTGAAGGACATGCCGCGCTTGAACCCCGTGGCAATCTGATCCGCTATGGACATTCCTAGTGCATGACCGTCACGGGCTGGAGCGAATACCGTGATCTGAAAGATTCCGTCATGCCGATTCTGTGCGTTGTAACCAAGGCCAGCCGCCTGCCCACCAGCAGGAAGGATAGAAGGGGACAGCCAGAGCGTTGTGGGGTTAGGGGTGAAGTCAGTATTGTCCCAAGCGATAGGGCAACCCAGGCCCAGGCTATTTAGCTGGGTCTCCAAGAGCATCTGAATGTCCGAGAATGCGGAACTCATACCAGCCCCTTGAAGTCAGAGGCATTGCAA